GAAAATCATATTGTGCCAGAAGTGCTGGTCAAATGAAAAAGTTTCCTAAAGCTGCGAAGAATCCTAATAGTCGTTTACGGCAAGCTAGAAGAAGGTGGAAGTGCTAATGCCTAAAGATAAATTAACTGCGCAAGACGTAATGTCAGAATTAGCTAAACACGAGGCCGAATGCAATCTTAGGTATAAAAGAATAGAAGAACGATTGGATGATCAGAAAACTCATTTAAAAGCTCTTGACACAAGAATGTGGGGATTAGCTGTCTTGATAATAGGAGCGGCAGTTATACAGGAGGTGTTTTAATGAATAGTAAAGTAAGAACTGGGCCAAAACCCTCTAAATTATCTGTAACATATTTCAAAAAGGGTGGGGCTGCCAAGAGCAAGGGTAGCAAAATATGCCCCTCCGGTAAAGCATGGGCTAAAAGAACTTTTGATACATACCCATCAGCTTACGCCAACATGGCGGCTTCAAAGTATTGTAAAGACCCTAACTACGCTAAGGGATCAAAAAGGAAAAAGTAATGGGTGCTCTCAAAGAGTGGGTTAAACAGGATTGGGTTAGAATTGGCACTGATGGTAAAATAAAAGGTAAGTGCGGAACCTCAAAAGATAAAAAAAATCCAGACAGGTGTTTGCCTAGATCTAAAGCTAACAGCTTATCGCAGTCTCAACGAGCTTCTACTGCTAAGAAAAAGAAAAAAGAAGGTTCAAAAGGTAAAACTTTTGTTTCTAATACCAAGGCGGCAAAAGTCACAAAAATGGCTCTTGGTGGAGAAGTTCCTTCTACTAAGGCCAAAAGACCCTTCAACGGTAAGACAAAAAAAGGAACTATTGTTGCAAGAGGATGTGGGGTTGTTATGGAAAATAGACGTAAACAAACAAGGGTAAGGACTTAATATGGCAACATCTAATTCCACAAATTTTGAACTAGATGCCGCAGAATACATAGAAGAAGCTTTTGAAAGATGCGGCTTAGAAGTAAGAACAGGTTATGATTTAACTACAGCTAGAAGATCTTTAAATCTCATGTTTGCAGAGTGGGCAAATAGGGGATTAAATCAGTGGACTATATCTCAAAGAACGCAAGCTCTTACATCTGGAGATAGAGAATACTCTCTAGGAACAGACGTTATAGACGTTCTTAATTTAGTTGTAAGACGTTCTGGAACAGATTTTTCTATGACAAGGATTAGTCGATCAGATGATTTAGCCATACCCAATAAAGCTACCACAGGTAGACCTACTCAATTTTTTCTTGATAGACAGGTAACTCCTAACTTAAAAATATGGCCTACTCCTGAAAATAGTACGGATGTTATTCATTATGATGCTCTTACTAGGATAGAAGATGTCGATACTCAAACTAATACCATGGATGTTCCTTTTAGATTTTACCCATGTTTGTCAGCAGGTTTAGCATATTATCTTTCCTTAAAAAAAGCTCCCCAAAGAACTCAAATGTTAAAAGCTATTTACGAAGAAGAGTTTGAAAGAGCGATAGGAGAAGATCGAGACAGATCTAGTTTTACAGTAAGCCCTCAATACTCATATCTAAGGTCTAATTAAATGGCTAGATTTGCTACAGGAAAACACGCATATGGGATATCAGATAGGTCTGGTATGAGGTATAAATATCGAGATTTAAAAAAAGAATGGAACGGATCTTTAGTAGGACCTGATGAATTTGAAGCTAAACACCCTCAATTAGGTCCTTTTAAAACTGTAGCCGATCCAGAAGCTTTACGAGATTCTAGACCAAGTCGAATAGAAAATGCTGTACAAGTTCTTTTAGTTCTTAATCCTTTTACTTCTCACGAAGCTGGATCTGGTCTTATAACTGTAAGAGAATTTGGTCATGGAAGAACTACCGGAGATACCGTTAGATTTAGGACAGTATATGGCTTTGATGGATTTACAAAAGCTGTTTTAGAGCAAGCTTCAGGATACAGTATTACAGTTGTTACTACAGATAGTTATACATTTACAGCTAATGGAGAAACGGCTACAATAGGTGGTATTGTAGGAGGTGGTGGTCGAGCCACTGCAGGTCCAATCACGGTGAGTGCATGATATGAGTTTTACATTAGCAACATTAAAGACAGCCATACAAGATTATACAGACAATGATGAAACTGTTTTTGTCTCACAACTTAATAATTTTATTAAAGCTGCCGAAGAAAAAATATTCAAAAGTATTGACTTAGATATATTCAGAAAGAATGTAACAAGTGCTGTTACAACATCTGATCCTTATTTAAGTGTTCCTGCTGATTTTTTAAGTTCATTTTCTTTACAAATAACTTCTGCTGGATCTGAAAGTTTTCTTTTGCAGAAGGACGTAAACTTTTTAAGAGAGTATTCTCCTAGTGCGTCTACAACAGGATCACCTAAATACTATGCTAAATTTGATATAGATAATTTTATTTTAGCACCGACTCCAGATGCAAACTACACTGTTGAATTACACTATTATTATAGGCCTGCTAGTTTGACCGCAGGAGCAGACGATGGTACAACTTGGGTTAGTACAAATGCACCTTTTGCATTGCTTTATGGTTCTCTTATAGAGGCATATACATTTATGAAAGGTGAGCCCGACGTAATACAAAACTATGATAAATTGTATATGCAATATATGGAAAGAGTAAAAGACTTTGGAGAAGCAAGAGAAAACACAGATGGCTATAGATCAGGTCTACCATCAAGACCAAGAACATAGGAGTTAAATATGGCAACAGCAAATGCATCAACCAATTACCTAGAGAGAAGATTATTACATTATATCTTTAAGAATAACTCTCTAAGTTTTTCATCCCCTGGGGATAGTATTTATGTAGGATTAGCAACAGCCGTATCTGCCGCTGAAACTGGTACAGTAACAGAAGCGACATTTACAAATTATGCAAGACAACAAGTAACAGCTGCAAACTGGACTACAATAGGTGATGATTCAACAGACACTCAAACTGCTACTAACTCTGGTAACATTGAATATCCAGCTTCTGGTGGTACAACAGAAACAATAACACATGTATTTGTAGCAGATGCTTTAACAAGTGGTAATATTTTATTTGTAGGTGAATTAGATGCTAGTAAAGTAATAGCCTCTGGTGATATATTTAGAATTAATGCAGGGAATCTGACAATAGAGTTGAAGTAATGGCACTAGTAATATCAGATAGAGTAAAAGAAACAACCGCTACCAGTGGAACGGGCACCTATACCCTAGGTGGAGCCGTTACTGGTTTTGAGACTTTTACTGCCAATCTTAGTGATGGAGATACAACATATTATGCTTGTACTGACAACACAGATTTCGAGATTGGTCTTGGGACTTTTACTACTTCTGGTACAACTTTAGCAAGAACAACAATATTAGCCAGTTCTAATTCTGGTAGTGCCGTGAACTGGGCAGCGGGAACCAGAACTATATTCTGTACATTACCAGCTGCAAAGGCAGTGTTTTTAGATGCAAGTAACGTAACAAATATCAGTAATTTAAAACTAGCTAGTGGTACAACAGTTACAGCTATTCTTGATGAAGATGGCTTATCTTCGGATAGTGCTACATCTTTAGCAACACAACAATCAATTAAGGCATATGTAGATGCACAAGTAACTGCACAAGATCTAGACTTTCAAGGTGATACGGGTGGTGCACTAAGTATAGATTTAGATAGTGAAACTTTAGATATTGCTGGTGGAACGGGTATTGATACAAGTGGGTCTTCTAATACACTTACTGTAGCTATTGACAGCACTGTAGCCACTTTGTCTGGTTCACAAACTTTAACAAATAAAACCATTGATGCAAGTCAGCTTTCTGGAACTGTAGCTAATGCAAGACTAGATGCTCAACTGCAAGACGTAGCAGGACTAGCTGTAACTAATGGTAATTTTATTGTAGGTGATGGTTCTAATTTTGTTGCAGAGTCTGGTTCTACTGCAAGAACATCACTAGGTCTTGGCACGGCTGCTGTAACGGATACTGGTATTTCTAATGGTAATACTTTGGTAGCAGATTCTACTGTAGCAGATGATGATTTTTTAAGAATAAATGGCACAAGTGTAGAGGGCCGTAGTGCTAGTGAAGTATTAAATGACATAGGTGCAACAACATTAACAGAGGCATCTAATGAAGCAACTGCACTTGCGATTGCTCTTGGATAGGAGATAAAGAATGGCTAATACATTTAAACTAGTAAACAATGCAGTGATGTCCTCGGTTGCAGATACGACAGATGCTTTGTATACAGTTCCTAGTTCGACAACCACTATAATATTAGGATTGACTCTTTGTAATGTTCATACAGCACAAGTATCAGCTACTGTTGAAATCGTAGATACAAGTGCAAGTATTACATCAACTGTGATTAAAGATGCTCCTATTCCAGTTGGAGGTAGTTTAGAGATTATGTCTGGTAATAAAATAGTTGTTGAGACAACAGACGTGGTAAAGGTTTCTTCTTCTATAGCTGATAAGATCAGTGCTACTATGAGTATAATGGAGATAACATAATGCCATACATAGGTAAAAAACCTGCTGACATTATTGCAACTGTTATTGACACAACTACAGGTACGTTTAGTGGTGAGGTTGATGCTGGTTCTCTTGATGTTAGTGGAAACGCTGACATAGATGGAATAACCAATCT